GCTACGGAGAATCCTACCGATCCGCGTATTCATTATGGGGCATCTATCGGCGTAGCCGGCCAATGGTCCCTAACGCTGGATTCTCGCAATGCGCTTCACGTCAACGCTTTGGCTCATATTGCCGTCGCTATAGACGACAACCCTAACGCTGATCTGATTTTTGGCGATTATGACTATCTGGACAACGGTGTTCGCCAGAATCCCATGTTCTTCAATGGCTACGATTACGAGCGACTCCTAGCCGACGGCGATCTTGGCCCAGTCCATGTATCGTGCATTGGCGGAAACCTGTTTCAGCGTATCGAATCGCTTATGGCGACGCATGGCATTGGGTATCGACAGAGAGTCCTTCATATATCGCGCATTCTGTCGCATATGGGCGCACCAAAAGACCCGGAAGCGGCCTCGAATGCTGTCATAGATCATTTGGCGCGGCTCAAGATTCCGGCGATGGTTACGCCTAACGCACACCCGAAGTTGAAAGCCTATAATACGGTGCAATTTGGCGTCCCTGAAGATGCGCCGCTCGTCTCCATTGTGGTACATGGCGAGAATCCTGATGCCTGCGTGCATGGTATCTTGGCGAATACGGCATATCCCAATTATGTGATACATACCGATGCCAATATTAAAAATGATAAGGTTCGCAATACCAGCGAGCCGGAATCGTCGCTGGTCTTCTATATGCGATCCGATACACGGATTATTGACCCGCGCTGGCTCAATCCCTTGGTCGGCTCTGTTCTTCGCGAAGACGTTACGACCGTTTGTCCGCGTATCATCAATGAAAACGGCATCATTCAGTCTTTTGGAATCAGTAAGGACGGACCTATCTGCGCTGGTGGATCAGTCAATGACACTGGCTATCGCGGCAATTTCTGGATCAGCCATGAGGCTTTTGGCTTCCCGCATAACTGCTATCTTATCAATTACAATCATAGCCCTGGCGTTATCGTAGCTTGTGCCGAATCAACCGTCGTGCAGCTTGGGCCGACTGCGCCGTCAGAGCATGACGATAATGACGACTCTTATACCAATTCCGAGGCTACGCAGAGCGGCGCACCGATCTGGCCCGCGCCTTGGGCCGATACAGATGCCAAGCCTATATCAATCGTCATCAATGGCTTGCCGGACGATCTGATCCAGGAATATCACGATGGCCGCATAGCCTTTGCCGCCACAAGCATAGGGCCTGTTCTCAAGATCACGGTGCCGACACTCGATAACGTCAGACCGTGGGACATAAGAACGTCTCTTGCGGCCTTCATACAATCCATGACACAGCTTAGTGTAAGCCGCGTCATACTCCGCAACGTCGGAAACGGGTCTTTAGACATCCTCGGATTCCTATCTGTATTCCACGCGCAAACAGGTATTCCTGTTGAATATCGCCCCATGGAGACGTTTGCCAAGGAGGACTATTGCCCCAGGAACATGCTGGATTGCGATGGCCGATGGGAAAAAGGGGAGTGCCAGTCCTGCATTTATGAGAAAGGCACTCCATCAGGCTATGTTGACATAGAAGGATGGCGCGGATCATGGCAGAAGTTTCGGTTGGCTATAGGGGGTCTATCGGAAACATTGAATACTACAGGGTAGATTCACTATTGAATGATACAGTCGTTCCGATCAACAGTCCGGTAATAGAACACTATGACTATGATGAGTTAGAGGACTGTTCGTGCATTTTTTGCCGGACGTACCAGATGAGCCGTAATAATTATTACGATTATCTGGTTCGTCTCGGCGAGGAAGCCGCTGATACGAAGAATGCGAGACTCAAGTTTATCGCCGCATCCATGAAGCGCGATATTTACTCAGAGTTTTCTTTTTCCATGCGAAACCAGCCAGATAGAGACAAGTTTCTCGTCTGGCTTTTTTCTTTCATCTTGACGCTTAATAGATCAGATGGATGGTGGCAAGCCCGCAGTCAAGACTTGCCAAAAGAGTTCTGGATGCGCCATTGGCGGCGTAATCTAACCCTAGCCAAGAAAACAACATCATCTTAAAGTCTCTGCTATTGCTCATACATCGGTAATAGTCATGCGCCAAGCGATCATGTTCGAGATGCAGGCCGTCATTAAGGCGCATACCGATAATGGTCGTCGCATCGTAGAGGTCGAGGCGTCTAACGAAAATGTGGATATGGAGGGTGACGTTATCCTTCAGGCCGCGCTCTTAGGTTCCAAGGACTCTTTTATCAAAAACGGTCACTTGGACATAGACCACTATTCCGAGATCGGTGACAGGCTTACACCGCCCATAACGAATCCGGCATCTTATATCGTAGGCCGACCCTTGGAAGTCAAGGATATTGGACACGGCCGCACGGCAGTCGTTGGTGAAATCGCCCGATCAGCAGACGGCAAGACGTACCCGGAACGGTATCAGTACGACATGTTATGGGAATCCTTGCAGCAAAATCCTCCCGTTCAGTGGCGAGCATCCGTCTTTGGATACCCTATCGCCGATCAGATCGAAGATTGCTCGCGTACGACATGTACATCGGGCGCAACGCGGTTTCTCGTCAAGGGCCTTGACTGGCGTAGTCTCGCTTTTACCAGGACGCCTATGAATGATTCCATTATAGGTTTCGCTCGCGCGATTACCGCCAAGAGCTTTATTTCTGCCTTGCGTAAGAGTGATCCGTTGCCGGGAGAAGATTTTGAGATGATGGCGGCTAGTCCTGTACCGCCAAGATCGCCGCGTTGCCCGGAAAACATAGACGAGATGTGGGGCGAATATCTGCGTCATATTTTAAGGGAATGTCCGCACAATGACAAAGATTATGGGAATACGATTGCTGCCTTTCGTAATCACTACATGGCTTGTCGTGGCCTACCCTTCGATAAAGCGGACATTCTGGCCCACGCTATGATGTATCTTATAATTAAAGAACGTCGGCATGGGAGACGCTAACTTAACCCTAGTCAAATGAAAAAAGTCGCTTTATTCTCGGATTCACTGAAAGTTTTTTCTGGAGACATGGCAATGGCTGATAAGACGATGCGCGAAAGAATGGCCTCCCTGATCGGTTCGTTTTCCAAGGCGGCAAAGCTGGATGAAGCCAGCTTCAAGGCTTTGGAGAAAAGCCTTGAGGAGTTCGTCGATCCCGTCGATGATCTCTGGACCGGCAATGAACAGCATCGGAACCCGACCCGTGGCGAGATCGTGACTGGTCCTGTAGAAGCGGCGTCTGGTGCCGGCGGTGCCAACATGGTCAACCAGTACTCCAATCCCGCCCCGCAGCATGGTAACGCGGAACTGTACGCTCAGTTTTCGCGCATGCTGGCCCCTCTGTCTGCCGATATGGCTGCCGTCAAGGCAAATGCCAAGATTCTGACCACGATGGTCCTTGCCATGAACAAGGCCGAAAAGGACGAGAGCGAAGATGAAGATGATTTCGTTGAGAAGGCGAATCAGCTTATTACCAAGGCTCGCCGCCTCGTCATCAAGGCTGAAATGGCCGATGAGGATGACGAAGAGGAAGACGTCGCCGAGTCTATCGACAAGGCCGCGCGCGCCGTCAAGTCTGCCAAAGCGTGGCTCATGAAGGCCAGCGAGGAAAGCGAAGGCGAAGAGGATGAGAAGGTCGAAAAGGCGATGGACGCCCTACGCAATATGCGTAAGCGCGTGACCAAGGCCGAAACCGCCCTGCGCGATAAGATTCAGAAGGCCGCCGCCATCAAGGCCAAGGAAGAGGAAGAGGAAAAGGAAAAGCGCGAGAAGGAAAAGCGCGAGAAGGAAGAGGCCGCCAAGGCCGCCGCCGTCAAGGGCGACGACAAGGGCAATCAGGCCGCCAGTCAAGACCCCGCGACCGGCAATCAGGACGATGCGGCTGCCAAGGCTGCTAAGGAAGCTGCCGCCAAGGCTGAGGCTGCCGCCAAGGCCAGCACCGACAACCGGCTCGACATCATGAGCAAGAATCTCAGCGATGTGATGAACCTCTTGATGACTGGCAATCGCCAGTCCGGCCTTGCGGTTCCGCCTGATCTGGCGAAGGCCGTTCAGGCTTCGGAGAGCATCGAGACGGCGCTTGAGGAAGGGCAGGACAACGGCACCTACTCGCGAGAGGAGGTTGTCGCGGGCAAGAGCATCCTGTCTGGCCTGGACGCGGTTCGTAAGGGCCGCATCGACAAGTCCATCGTCTCGGCGCAGATCGTCAAGGCCCCTGCCGCGATCCGGCAGCTTTTCAGCAACGCAGCTTAATCTTGGACCATTCGAGGAATCATTATGGCAACGCAAAAAGTCAACCCTAAGCTACTCGAAATGGCTAATGCCGAAGTGTCGGCCTACATGGCCCGACGCTTCGGACGCGATGTTGGAGAGCCGATCCCGCAGGGCATCTTGAACTTCATTCATGGCACTTCTTCGTCTCCCTCAGACGAGCTTATGAAGAGCGCCACGGAATCTTACGTCAAGCGCCTGAACATGAACGCCAAGCTGTTCCGGGAGAATACCCGAGCTGACCGTTTCCCGACCCACGCTCAGGTCGCGAAGGCTTCCGGCGCTCTGGCGAAGGCCAACCTTGACGTTGGCACCATCTCGAATCTGTCCCAGGTTACGGGCGGTCAGTCCTTGGGCTATGTGTCCCTGGATACGCAGATGGCTCGCGGTACCGTCCGCCCAAACAGCTTTACGCTCTATAACTCCCTTGAGAAGTCCTCGGCCTATCAGGTCGTCGATTACTGGCCGTATGCCAGCGCCACGGGCGGCAAAGAGCCTGGCGGCGCATTCGGCTCCTATTCAAGCGTCGATAATGGCGCCCTGGCGACCAATGCCGGCCAGTACGAGCTAAAGACCATCACCCTGAAGCTCGCCCTGGATGGCCGCGCGATCACCACCGCGCTAGCCGCGCAGAACAGCTTTGTGAACGTGGTCGAGCAGGAAAACACGAACGCCGCGCTGTCGGTCCTGGCCTCTATCAACTGGGCGAACTATTGGGGCGATGCGACTTTGTACCCCAATATGTACAACGGTATTGCGGCGGAGATTCCGGCCAAGAATATTGTTGATTTCCAGCAATATGCCTCGGCGGAAAGCGGCTCCGGCAAGACCAACGCACAGCTTCTCTTTAATCTTATATACCAGCAGGCGGCCAGCATCACCAACTACCGCCAGTATGGCTGTATTACCCATGCCTTCATGGACCCGGATACGATGGGCGACCTTCAGGGCCTTGTCACCACGCTCCTGAACAACCTTGTCGGTACCGACATCTCGGAAAGCCGTGGCATCATCGTCAACGGCGACCTCCAGGGCATGGCAACCCGCTTCGGGAAGATTCAGTTCCCGATCGACCTGTTCATCTCGGCCCGCGATATTCCGACCAATGCGGTCATCTATAGCCAGAGTGGCACCAGTCAGGCGACCACTACTAACCCCTCGCCGCCTGCTTCCGTAACTGTAGCGGCGAGCTCGGCGGCTGTTACTGGCAGCGCCTGGACGACTGCATGGCTCGGCGTGTACACCTACGCTGTTGCCAGCACGGACCAGAGTTCCAATGAGTCGGTCTTGACCTACTCGGCGGCAACTACGGCTCTGACTGCCGGATATGCCTACACGCTTACGATCACGCCTCCTACGGCAAATGATATGTATGCGTTCCGCATCTTCCGCTCCGGCATGGGCTACGATACCACGCCACCCAATGCGGCGGCCTTCCGCTACATCGGCGCGGTTATTGCGAATGGCACCAGCACCGTGACTTTCACGGACCTGAATACGCATATTCCAGGAAGCACCACCATCTTCCTCCTGGATATGGCGGAAGAGGATATGGCCCTTGATTTCCGGTACCTGTTGCCGCTCACGAAAATCGAACTTTTTGCCAATAACCTCTACATGCCTTGGGCGGTCGCCATGATCGGCGCCATCCGCGTCAAGGTGCCGAAGTTCCATGGTCTGATCCGTAACTACGTTCCGACCAATCCGTCTTGGAATCCCCTGACGGCGAACAATATTTCGTAATATTTAGGCTCACCACCACCATTAGGGCTGCTTCGGCAGCCCTTTTTTTGTGCGTAAGGGTTGCCGACTAGCAGGTTTACTGATAGAGTTTAATTATGCAAACTGATATACAGCCGAAGTCGCAAACCAAGACATGCTCTCGTTGTCGGCAATCCTTGCCAGTTACGATCTTCAGCAAGAACAAGGCCCGCAAGGATGGCCTAGACGCTCTTTGCCGAGCGTGCATCCGATCACGAAATCAAGAGCAATACGCCAAGCATGCAGAGAAGCGCAGGGCCTATGCTATCGCTTATGCTGCCGCGCACGCCGAAGAAAAGAGCGCCTATAATCAGGAATATCGCGCCAAAAATGCCAGCGAGATCAATGCCTACCTAAAAGAATGGCGCAAGAACAATAAAGCGAGTCGTTCTGCCGAATCCAGGGAGGTTGCCAAAAAGCGCGAGAGGGATAAATACCGCAATGATCCAGCCTATCGCGCCAGACTTTTGGCCGCTCGTGCTGCGTACCGTGAAGCCAATAAAGATAAGATTCAGGCCGCCAATAAGGCCGCCAGGAAGGCTAGAACAGCGACGGCACCCACAGCGGAAGACGCATCGGAAGAAAAACGAATCAACCGCATGATATTCAAGCTATTCTACTATTCGGACAAAGGCCGCGCCTATTATAAGCAGTATCGGCCTATCGCAAACGCTTCCGCTCGCGCCTCTTATGGACAAGCTACGCAAGCCCATATCATCCATCTGCACAAATGGCAGGAAAATCATTGCTATTACTGCAACGCGAAGATGACCACGACCACGGTTGAACACGTTATTCCCGTTAGTCGCAATGGGTCCGGCAATGATTACAACGTAGTCTTGGCATGCCCGACCTGCAACTTCTCCAAGCAAGATCGTCTTTTTGGCTTGGAATGGCTACCGGAGACCGTTCATGCCATACCGCGCGCGTGGTCGCCGCTCGTATCCATCTTAGCCGATGGCGGAGACATCGACCGTGATCAGGGAATACTCACCAAAAACGGCATACAGGTCTGCGTTCTCTCATCCTTTTGGGCCAGCGAACGCGGCGGTCCTGATTCGCAAGAGATAATCTGGAAATACCGCAATCAGGGCGTCTTTGTATTTTGGGATTATGAGGTAGAACATCACTTGGATGCCGTTAAGAATGTACTATCCGCCAAGTGGCGCGATGCTGAACGCACGTTCGCCAGAAAGACTATCGTAGAGCAAGTTCACTTGAGCGAGATCAGGGACTTCCTTACGAAATATCATATGCAAGGTGCAGGCAACGCTAGTCTATGCTTGGCGCTCAAGGATAGCTCCGGTCGCATCGTCGGAGCGGCTACGTTCGTCGAAAAGGATAAGCAGTACGACTTATCGCGCTTAGCCTTTGTCGGTCATGTGCCAGGCGGAATGAGCCGTCTATTATCTAAGTTTGGCACTATACGGAAGTTCGATAAACCGCTCTTTTCCTATGCCGATCTTCGCTTCGGTACGGGAGCCGCCTATGAGAAAAACGGCTTTGCCAGATTAGGAGAGACAGGAATACCTTACGGATATGTCACACCTACTGGCATGAAGCATCGCTTGGCCGTATCCAAGATGGCCCTATCTCAAATGAAGGAATCGGACTTTTTCGATGCCTCATTGCCAGAAGTAGCAATCGCCAACACAAACGGCATATTCCGATTCTTCGGTGTTCCGCATGCTCGTTTTATTTGGGGTTAACCTAACCCTAGCGCGATTCCCACAACCAATCGGGAAACCTAACCCTAGCGCGATTCCTGCAAAATGATATTCTCGGAATATTGTTTTGCGGAGACACGCCATGCGCTTTTACGCATCCATCAAGAAACGCTCCAAGGTCCATAACTTTTGGGATTCCTCTGGTCATCTTGTCGCCGCCTTACATGGTGTCCGGTTCCATAGGAAGGGCGATCATTACGTCTCTGGCGAAGTGACCGAAGCTCACAAGATTGACCTTCTCAAGAATGATCCGAGCGTCATCTTGGAGGCTGTGGGGACGCCGACTGCCGTGCAGAAAGACGCCGTGCAGAATGAAGCTGTTATCGTCCCAAGTGACCATATTCCGCCGCCTAAGCCGCGTGGGCGGCCGCCAAAGGATCGTAAGGACAGCTAATGGCGTCCCCAGGTACTGTCAATTCCTTCGCTCTCTGGACGTGGGATACATCGACAGTCGGGCAGCCCGGCGGCGGTCCTGTCGTTACTGGGTACGGATCTAATGCGACAGTTACCAAGACCGGCCTTATGCCAGCGGATCTACAGGGATTCGTTGGGATTCCGCTAAGCCAGTACGGGAATCCTCCTGTTCCGATTCCGTCTACGACGCTGATTCAGTGGATACAATACGCCGAGGATTGGGTCGAACAGCGGACAGGGTTACTTTTGACGCCGACGTGGGTGGCATCACCACCTACGAAGATTCCTCTACAGACGCAGGATACGGGTATTATCGTCAATCCAAATTCCAATGGCGTACAACAGGAAGGCGTTGATTACGACCTGGAAGATGCACCTTACGACTTCTTCTTCCCGCGCGCACAAGACGAAGGCTGGATGATGCAGAGCTTGCGGTACCGGCCTGTACGCAATCCCAATTCGTTCCCGCTAACGTGGTCGCTTTCGCAGATGCAGCAATTCGCGAAACAATACACGGCGGTGAAGAATACGGCATATATATATCCGCTCTTGAACGACTTTTTCCGCGTGCCGCAATCATGGTACGTCGAAGATTCCGACTTCGGGTTGTTGCGGCTCGTGCCAGCGCAGAACGTTCAAATGTTGCCACTTTTTGCCATGCAGCTAGCCTTCATGGGATTCGCAGAATCCATCCCTGGCGGTCTTTGGTTTCAGTATACGGCAGGACTCAACCAGAGCGATTATCGAAGCCGGTTTAGCTTCATAAAGCAACTCGTTCTGGCGCAAGCATCTATTCAGGCGCTATCGACGATGCAAGGGACCGTCAACTATGGCGCGACCGAAACAGGCATGACGATTGACGGTATCCAGTACAAGACGCAATATGACCGAGGGGGCGCCTTCATAGGCCCGATCCGCCAGTTTACCCGCATGCGTGACGAACTTTTGGCCGAGGCGATCAACAAGGTATCCGGCCCGATGACGATTACGATTTAGCGGTTAGGGTCGCAAAATAAACCGTAGTTGCCGCCTCCCAAACAGGCGATAGCGGCCATTCATTTGATTGAGTAGATCCTCGCCAATATCAGGCAAAAATATATCAGCATCCTTCATAGCCTGAATCGACCCTTTGAGCCTATGAGCTATTCCGCTTGGCGTTGTGTACCAGTACATAGGCGTCTTTGTCGGTTCGCGTTCTTCAAAGCCTAATGTCCTATAGCTATTGCCATTACCGTGTCGCGGATCAACGTAGCTTAGGATTGGATAGCTATCCTGATAATTCTTGCGAAAATAGGATAGGAGCTTTCCAAAGCCTCCAGTGACATGGCCCATGAAGGCTAGGCGAGACAATTCCCACTGGTCATGACGGAATACGAATGAGGCAACGCCATGCAAGGTATCGATACTGTAAAGCCCGATGTAAACCGTCGCGTGAATACTACCTTGTAAATGCCACTTGTCCAGGAAGTCGGCGGCAATGCGGTAATCTATAGGGCCAGCTTTTAGGGATCGAGCGCCGATAGAGTCATGATCGCCAGCTTTGGCATGGGCCATATTGATGATAGCGTCCTTATGGGCCAACCATTCATAATCAAAAACAATGATGCGTGGTTCGTTTGCTGCAATGGAAGGCATAATATCTCTGGCATTTTCAGAGTAACGCTCGGAAGCCCAAAAGCTAGATAAGATCAAAACGTTATCAGGCGCTGATTTTTGCAGAGTCGATTCTATGATATGTCCAGGATTCTGGCATGTCGGCGTCCATTCCAGGCCTAAGATCAAGTCTCGCTTGCTTTGATTGCAGCTTTTGCATGCCAAAACGACATTGTACGGATTGGCCGTCCCAGCTAGTGAGACAGGAACGATATGATCAAACTCACGATCTTCCTTGGCTACGGGGCGGCTGCAATAGTAGCAGCATCCTTCCTGCCAAGCGTATAAGTGCCGGATGTGATCCAAGGAGGTCGTACCACGTTCGGCCCGTACTGTAACTCTGGCGGCCGCCGCTCTGTCCTGGAATGCTTGGCAATCCTTGATAAGCTTGTATCGCTTTTTGCGAGACTCCGATAGAAACTCGGACTTCTCCAGGCGATAAGCGATATTATATGCCTTGCGCCGTTCTATCGTCTCTTGCTGCATGGCGTAACGTTTATTCCAATCAAGCACCGTTTCCCTGTTCGCGCGGTAATAATTCCGGTATCCGTTAAGCCGCTTGGCGCGTCGGCATGCTGGGCATTCCCGGTTATGCTTGCGTGGTTCTACCGGAAATTGTTGGGAGCAAGAAGGGCATATACGCGGTTCTTCCAGCTTTTTAGCGCGAGCTTTTTTCTTGGCCCTTCTTGTGATCTCGTTTGCTCTATCTCTATTGTCGATCCGCCACTTGGCGTTTTTGGCGAGTATGGCCTCGCGTTTCGCTTCATAATGGGTGCGCGACCTTTGCTTGCGGCAGTCCTTGCAGACGTGGGAGTAGCCGTCTCTTTGGGATTTGTTGCGACCAAAAGCCGCGTAGGGCTTATCAGTTTTGCAGTCCGAGCATCGTTTGTGCATGTGTATATGATACGCACGTTATAGATATATGTCAATGTCTGCACTGTGGCGATCAACCTAACCCTAGTCGGTTTCCGTGTCCGTGGGTACCATCATTGAATGGAAGCCGCCCTCTCTTACGATATTCTCCCAAGCCTCTATGTCCAGCTTGTCCCGGACGCAGAGGGCTTGCGTAATATCCGGCGTATCGCCAATTTCTTACGCCTTCCGGTCCTAGATGACTACCACTGTACGGTCATGCACAGCCCTTATCGGGGGATTTCCGAAGCCGTAGCCCGCGTTATGGTGAGCCGGGAACCGGAGTTTATTGCCGAATCTAGTGGGATCGTCTGGTGGCCTGGACATAACAATAAGGGCTATCTCGTCTTACAGCTCTTATCTGCCGCCCTCTCTGAGTTTCATAAGCGGTTCAAACGGGCTGGTGCTCGTTCCAATTTCACGGATTACTATCCTCATATTACCTTGGCAGAAGGTGTCAAGTTAGTTGGCGAATTAGAAGCCAGGGTAATCGAATATAATGAGTATTATATTGGGCGTGAAAATCGCCACTATCTCAGGCTCGAATCCCCTACGTTCGATATCGTGAGGCCATAGGCCATGCCAGGCGCATATAGTCCCTACATGCCGCCGATGAATCCGAACGTGATGCCCGGCAATCCGTTCGATCAGCTTATCAACGCCTACGGCATACGGGTCATGTGGATGAAGTCGCATAATTGCCCTTGCACCTATGGCGGCGAGATACCCGGTTCCCCGGACATGGGATGTACGCAATGTCACGGACGCGGGACATACTGGAATGAGCCGTTAGGGCCGTTCCAGGTGTTCTTGACCTATTCGCAGATGGCGGGATCACGGTCGATTGACGATCCAGGCTCGCGCATGGATACGACGCATGGCGCGATCCAGCAGGCCGATCCTGTCTTGACGATTCCGGCCTATATCCCCGAAGGCTTGCTCGGATCAAGTTTCGTTATTGGGTCATCTGCGCTTGGCGTATCATCCGGGCAGTCGCAAAGCATCCTCTTTGAGAACGCAAGCCTTTACGATGCCTATGTCGAACTGGATGCAACCATGCGCTTTAACTGCGTCCTTGAAGTCGGCGGCCAGGTCTATCTTCCTTATCAGTATGGCGCTGTTGTGGCCCCATCAGGCGCGGTCACGATCTACGATCAGGCGACGCGCACGGTCTCTGTTGTCCCTTCGTCTCAGTACATTTTCTATAACGGAGCCGTTCTCTTAAGCGGTTATCCGCAGGGAACGGCTTATATCGTGGAATATACGGCAGCGCCCACCTATGTTTCGTGGAAACCGGCCGGTTCTTTTCCTCATGTACGGCCATTCGGAGCTAATACGGTATCTCTCCCTAAGCGGTTCCAGTTGCAAATGCTGGATTTGTGGACGCGCGCGCGGACACAGGGGGGCGGAATATGACCGACATGATAGACGTTTATTCGGATTTACCGCAGGAAATGTTGAACGAGGTTATGGTCGAGACCTATCGGAAGTGGGTCATGTTCGCGCTCGGCAAAAAAACCTTGAATGGTCGGAAGTTGAAGCATCCCTCAGGGCGCTATGCGGAGTCTATTAGAGTAGAAAATCAGCCGGGAAATGTGGTCGCCGTATTCAGTGACAGCCCCATAGCCGATGTCATCGAAAAAGGTCATAAGACATTCAATTTGCGCGACAAAATGTTGCAGTCAGGGAAGGCCAAGACCGCAAAGGATGGCTCGCGGTATCGCTATATCCCGATAGCGTCTTACGGGAAAAACTCATTTACGGAGCCGCAAGGTACCGCCTATCTCACGCGCCTATTGGGGGCAGGTGCAGATGGCAAAGGTATCAAGCAGCTTTGGGGGAAGATGTACAAGAAGGAAGGGCCGATCCGCGTCATGAGCAGTAAGCAAGGGCCTAGCGCGTGGCAGATACCTGCCATGGTCGCCTATTCGCCGGCACAGATATTCGCTGATCTCTTGCAGAAAAAATATGGGCGGAGGGTGTGATGTTTGCGTATGGAGAGCCGCGCTATGCTAACCGTCGATAGGGGCGTGTCATGCTAACCGTCAATAGGGTAGCCTAATGCTAACCATCAATAGAGCCGCGCTATGCTAACTGTCGAATACACCATCCTCCCAACGGGCGGCGCGGTCCAGCTCAATATCGACTCAGACGCGGCTACGATCACGATTACCCGCGTCACGACAAGCTCCGGGACCAGCGTTACCCTGTATAACGGAGCACCGATACCGCTCTATATCGACGCAGGTGACGGCACACCTACGGCTTTACTGAACACGGAAACATATCAATATACGGTCACGGATTCGTCTGGCGATAGCTACCAAACCCCTGTTTTATCGGCAGCGGGCACAGTTAGCATAGACGAAGATTTCATGACGCCGTTGCTTATTCGATTGCTGACGGGAGCTATGCAATCTTTGGTGTTGCCGCCCGGAATCAAGGCCGCGAACGTCTTGCACGCCATGCCTCTCAATGGCGCACCGCGTATGCCTCTTGTGACATTAAACTTAGATTTAATGCAGCAAGCGGATGATGGCGTTCCCTTGGGACAACAGGTCGTTACGACGCCTATCAATCCTGCCGGGTCGATATGGACCATACAGACCATGGTCGAATGGCGGTACACAATTTCCATCTTGTCCTATTCGGCTCAAGAGCGCGACTTCTACAGACAATCGCTTATATCCGTTTTAAGTATCATGCTGAAAAACCCGATTGAATCCATGGGGCGCAATATCAGTCATAGATGGCAAATATCGAGCGGCCAGGTTTCCGGAAAAGACAATGACCCTGGATTTTATACTTGCGACATAGCCTTTGAGTTTACGGGTAACTTCAATACATCCGTTCAGACTATGCTCGGAATCGTCGAGGCGATTGATGGGACGTCAAATATTTCCATGGCGGGATCGACGGCTCCAGCAGTGACGGATACGTTTGAAATAACTTAACCCTAGCCAAAAGCGGTTAGCCATTTTATCCTCGCCAATGAGTATCTTGTGGGGATAGCAGGTATGGCGAAAAGTGAAGCAGCGCAGGCTGGGGCGCAATCCGGGGCGCAGGCTGGTCCGGCCACAGCGCCGATAACCGAGCTTGTATTCCCGCTCTCCAGGTTCGCCCCGAAACTCGTCGATACAAAGGATGAAGTTTGGCTAGGTGTCCTTCGCCAGTTCCACGGTACCGAGAAGCATACGGTAGCCGGATGGAAAAAGATCATAGACAGCTATCGCAATAAGCCGGCGCATTCCTTCAAGGGTGAATAACGATGCCTAACGTCAATGGAAGTTTCCAAGGCGCTACCCTCATCCTTCCTGGCGTCTATTACAAGGATAACGTAAGCGCCGCGTTGCCTGTTGGCGCAGCTACGACTCCGCCTCTTATTTTTATCGGCTTCGGATATGGCGGTAAGCCGCAAACTCCGCTCTATCACGCAACACAGCAGGGCATATCCGCGCAGTTACGCGGTGCTCCGGCTACCGAGTTCGTCAAGTTTTTCATGACGCCAAGCGGCGAAGTCGCTGGCGCTCAACAGATTACTTATATCAATCCGGCTCCTAATACACAGTCTACATTGAGTCTCCTGGACGGCGCGTCCACTCCGGTCGCTGTTATCAATCTGACTTCGGCGGATTACGGGACGCCTTCTAATCTTCTGCAGGCGCAAGTTCAGGCCGGGACGATTGGCGGCATTGAATTGACCCTATATGACGGCTACGCCAACGTAACAGCAGTCGGCAATAATCTCGGCCTTCCCTTCCAGATTGCCTATACAGGCTCAGCAACTACCGTAACCTATTCGGTGACGGCGACGGACTTTACGCTGACAAGCCCCACTGCGGGCGAATCCGTGACCTTCCCGCTCGGTACTGGCGCTTACGAGACGATAGCAACCCTGGTCGAGGGCATAAACGGGACAGGCCATTACGTCGCACAAACGATCTCGGACACGAATGGCAATCTGCCTAGTACGTCCCTGGATATCGTTTCAGACGTGGCGCTACCGGCCCCCACGAGCGGCGTATACGATTACGTCAATGTCACTGCCGTCTTAGGCGATCCGGTCTTTTGGGTCAATACCTATGCGGCGGCCTTGGCTTCGGCGGCTATCGCATCGGGTGTGACCTCGGGATCGTCTACGGCCCCCGCCGTCATTCCCATGACCTTCTTCACGGGGGCGACCAACGTCGTTCCCACCTTGCAGGACTACGCGAACGCCTTGAATCTGGCCCTGACGCTTCCTGGATGGGCGGTTATCATGGATACCAACCAATCCGGTATCAGCGCCTTGGGTACACAGCATGTCTTGACGGCAAGCTCGATCACTAATCATCGTTATCGCCGGTACTTTACCGGGTCTAGCGTCGGTGACTCCATTTCCGTGACGCAGGCTAACGCGCGATCCATGAACGCCAAGGAAGCGAGCTATTGCTACCCAGGCATCTGGCGCACGAGCCTGTCCACTGGCGTCAATACACTTTACGGCGGCCTCTATTGGGCGGCCTGTTGCGCCGGCATTGCTTGCGGTAACCGCGTTGCCGTGCCCATGACGAATAAATCACTGATCGGCAATGGCGTCGAAGTCGCCCTGACCACGCCAGATATAAACCAGCTTCAAGGCGCAGGCGTCATGTGCCTTCGTGTGCCGGATTCCACGGGTGTACCGACTATCGTCCGCGATCTCACGACATGGCAGAACGACAACAACCCGGAGAACGTCAATAATCAGCAGGTCGCTTGTCGGCAAGCATTGGCCTATTCAATGATTGCGACGCTTTCTCCTTATGTCGGCCAGATCAATGCAGGCACTATAAGCCTTGGACGTGTCAAGAATACGGTCAAGTCGCTTCTAAACGCTATGCTGTACTCTGCGCCTGGAAGCTCAGGGATACTGGCGGCTTGGGATGCGAAGTCCCTGTCTCTTACCTATAACGGAGGTACGCAGACATTGGGCGTTACAGTCTCCGTGCAATTTGTCGGCCAGAACGTCTTTATTACCGTGTTTGTGCCTGTGCAACCGCTGATGGCGGCGGCCTAAACTAAGAGGACAGCCCCATGCCTGGATTTAATCAGGAACAGTTGAATTACAAGGTTCGCAATGGCAATAGCCTTGTCATGCTCTTGGGCGACCAAGAGATCGGATTCGGGCAAACGGTCTCGCCGTCTTTAGGATTCGGAACGGAATCGCTCTACGGAATAGGTACCGCCAAGCCGCAGGAGATTCAGCAGCTCAAGTTTTCTCCGACCCTGACCGTATCCAGCTTCCAGTTGACGGAGGAGGGCCTGGCGATATTGGGCTATCCATCGACCATATCGGCGGTTCTGGCGAATAATCAGTTCAATTTCTACGCCATGAACGCCAAAGGCGACCCGGTTCTGACCATGGTCGGCTGCACGGCGGATAATTACAATCTCGACATTCCGGCGAATCAGCCGGTCACGGAATCCGTTTCCTTCCAGTGCCTAGATGTTCTTGACATTACAGGCGTATCCATCCTTAATGGCAATAGTGCGCTTCAGTTCGCGGCAGCCGTGGGTGCCGCTCTGAGCGTGGCAGGCGCTTAATTTTAAGGGGGTACAGTGACAGACTTTGATGTAACGACAACGACGCTGGATGTTAAGCATGACGGCCACGAATATACATTTCGTATTCCTGGCCCTATGGATCAGGTAGCCATTGGCGTCCGCAAACGCGATCTTGCCAGAAAGAGTCTTAAAGACAATTTTGTAGACCTAGATGGTCTCGATTGGCCTACCCATAATCTCCTTCGCAGTTTGGCAACCTTCGAGCTACTTTTTGTAAACTCCACAGCATCATGGATGTTGTCAAAAGGCCCGACAGGCAAGCCCATTGTCGATAGTACGACCTTCCCACCACAAGCGACTACGCTCGTTCTGGAGGTAATCCAAGGCTTCGATTCAGCCTTGGATACGTTTCTCAGCCCAGGGGATAAACAGCAAGACGCCTCTGGCGGAGAAAATCTGGCGAGTCAGCCGAATCCTGAATGATAGTCCATTCAGCGACAAGGTACTGAAATTGAGTACCGCGCAGATGGATTTCATTTTAGAAATGTACTCCCAGGATCACCCGGACGAACTCAAGTTCAGTAGGACTTCGTTTACCGAAGTGGCAGAAGAATTGTGCGCGTGGTGGGATGCGGTCAAGAATCCAGAGACTCGGAAAAAGATGATGTACAATGGGCAGAAGCCCGTTATTCCTGATGTATTCAGGGAGAATACGCATCGCGGGCCTAATGGTCATAGGGGGCCTAATAGTCACCGGAGGGCGTAATCATGGCTGGCGTAAGGATGCATGGCGCAGGTGGCGCAGGTGGCGCTGGCGGCAAGGGTGGCGGCGGCGGTAATGGAGACGGCGGGAACGGGCGCGGCGGGAACGGGCGCGGCATGGGCGGAAACAACAGCGGGATATTGCCGCAGTTTTACGAGTTCGCAAAGAATCCTACGACGACAAATCAGGTAAACCTTCAAGAAGCCCTGCAAACAAAGTTACCAGGCTCTACGATATTCGGTGGGCGCAGCAAACAAGACAGATGGGCCCGCGGTCATATCCAGTCTGCCATGCAAAGAGCGGCGATAAATCATGCCAACATGGCGGAACAAGCAAGATGGGATACTTCGGAAAGTCGTCATAGACGACTTGCCTCCCGTCATGCCCGTATCCTCGAATCCCACGGCCATTTCGCCGGTCTGACTGGCTATAACATCAATCCGGCTACGCAAGCGGTTACGGATTACGCATCTTCCAGGTTAGGTGAGTTAGGTGGCTTTGGCGCTTCTTATCAAGCATCCCTTATCAAGCGCATCGGCGGATCAGGTGTCAATGCAGCCTTCGGCGGCGACCGCCATGAATTACGAAAGATGGAGCGCACACTAAAGAAGATCGAGAAGCATAGCGAAGGGACTCTAAAGGCTATAAAGCCAAATGCAGCGGGGGACTTGTCAGCGGCGCAGAAAGAGCAACAGGCGACGCATAGACGCTTGCTGGAAGGCGTCAAGGCGCAGCGGGCTAATATCGCTATGGCCCGGCAGATGTCGCCTAATAGCGGTTCCCTCATGATGGGTGGCGCGATGGGGGCCGTTATGGATAACCCCATAGGCATGGTCGCCGCAATCGGCGCATCCCCGTGGATATTGGGGGCTGCAGCCAAGACCGTAGTCGGTATGTCTGAGCCTTATGCCAGTCTTAGGACAGGAATGGCACGCTTGGCTCGCGGCGGCGGTGCGACTACCAATGGTCTCATGTCGGCTGTCATGGGCTATGGCGGATGGGCTGCTAAGCATGGTCTGTCTCCAGACGATCAAATGCGTCTATTCCAGGAATATGGCGGACCCGCGCGCAATAGAACGCAGTTTCATAGAGTTATGGAGGCTGTCGGACACGCACAATATACCGCCGGATGGGCTGGAATAAGCAATAAAACAGTCGCGAGCACGCTAGGCCTCTACAAGATGCTCGGCATCGGTAATTCAAGGGATTTCAAGGCTCAGGAGAACAGGGCCAGTCACCTATTAACTTATGCTGTCTCTCAAGGACTTAATAAGTCCCATGTCTTGAACACCATGAATAACAGCTTGCGTGTTGTTGCAGGTTCAGGCGGCGTAGTTAACAAGGGCTCATTGATAAATCTCATGGGCGCTCTCTATGCCGGTGGCGGCTCTGCCATGCGAAGCGGTCAAGGAATCCTGCAAACTGTTGGCGGGTTGCAGAACTCCATGAATAACGTCATGAATACCCCGGCGACAGCCGTGTGGGATTATATGGCAATGGAAAAGGCGGGCGGACTGACAAGTCACGCGAGCGTTAAAAGGTTCTTGGGCGCATCGGCCTACAAGAAGGCAATGGGAACGGCGTGGTCGCGTTCTTTGATAAAACATAATATTGCCGATATGAAAAATGGCGGTAATCCTTATTTTGCCGCGCAAGAACTTACACAGCTTATGTCGCCTACAGGATACCTGCATAATGTTCTTGAAGCGGGCATGTCTGGGTACAGTTATCAGGAGAAGGTCGCTGCGCTACAAAAAGTGGGATTATCAAATCAAGGCGCAGCCAGCTTGTTAATGCATCCTCATTCCAAGGAGAGTATTAACTTAATAAAGAATCTACAGAATGATGAGAACAAAAGGGCTCGCTTGAATCGCGTAGGCGCGAATAAAGACGTTCTTCACGGCGCGGAATATGTTTTCAAACGATTCGCAAAGTACGTTGGCGATTCAGAGCATGTAATCAAGGAATGGGACGCCGCTATCAGCGCAGCCGTTGGCGGTGTGGAAAAGTTTGCTAGCGCCGCCGTTCATGCGGCGAAACAGATGGAAAGAGGGGCCGGATCGCCAACGAGAGAGGCCACCATGCTGAGTCTTGGAATACCAACAGGCTCTTAAAATGACAGCCTACTCGTCCGCGCCACGATGTTACGTTGAAATCTACCCTTACGAGGGCGGAAAGTACACGATGATAGGCAATGAGGCCGGTATTCTCTCCTGCCAAGTCAGCAAGAACATCCGTAATACGGAACCAGGAACGTTCAATCTCATGCTTGCCCCTGGCGGTCCCGGGGGGCCAAATTATGGCCCGTCGTGGACAGAGATCGTCACGCCCATGTCGCTCGTCATCATAAGCATACAGCGATATGATGCCTTCGAGACCGTCATGATCGGTATAGTGACTTCTCCCGTAGAGGTCCAGCGCTGGCGTTCAGCGCGTGGCG